GGAGGCGGCCCGCCGGGAGCGATAGGCAGCACCGGATGGCCGGGAAGCTCGGGAAGCTGCACGGGCGGCAGCGGAAGACCGGCGACCGGAGGCCCGCCGGGAGGCGGCAGCGGATTCCCGGCGATGGGCGGCGGCCCGCCGGGCGGGTTGGGCAGCGGGTGCCCAGGAAGAGTCGGCGGTCCAGGAGGAACCCCGACCGGAGGCCCGCCAGGAGGCGGCAGCGGGTGGCCAGCGATGGGCGGCGGCCCGCCGGGCAATTGGCCGCCAGGAGGCGGCAGTGGATTCCCCGCAACCGGCGGCCCGCCGGGCGGCGGCAACGGATGACCGGAGACGGGCGGCGGTCCTGGGTTGCCTGGGTCGGCTGGAATGATCCAGGCCAGGGTGCTTTGTGGTGTCATGACGTTTGTGCTCCTCAGAGTCGAAGTTGAGGCCCATATGTCGCCTCAACCACGATGTTTGGATTTGGGGGATTTCGCGCGCACTGGGACCGGTGCGCGGATGACAGGTCGGATGCTATTGCTTCGGGGTTAGGGCCGTCCCGACATGGCCCACACGCATCGTACGCCTGCGCATGGGGCGTGCGCAAGGCCTGCGGGATCAAAAAGCCATTACAAAAAACGGGCGGCCCCACGTTGGTTTCGAAGGCCGCCCGCTAGGTAAGGTAGTTACTTTGTGTGTGCTCAGTGTATCGAGTCTACTCCTCCTCGACGGGCTCGTCGCACACGTAGTTGGGATCGGTGAAGATCTCGGGCCGGAAGTGCGAGCGCTTCTCCTGCTCGCAGCGATTGCACACGCGGCCCGCGTAGATGCCGCGCGCGTCGTACAGCTCGCGGCTGGGCAGGCCGGAGCCGCAGTTGCAGGTTTTCATGCGGCGTTCTCCTTCGCCCGGCGGGCGCTGCAGCGCTTGCACCGGCAGTTGGCGACGTTGTCGTTGTGTTTGGCCCACACCGCGCCGCCGGTATAGCTCTTGCGCTTGCGCGCGTTGCGGCGGGCGTTCTCGGATGCGATCACGTCGTCGGGGATCGTGGCGGGATCGATGGTGTCGCTCCAGGTCTTCATCGTTCGATAGTCTCCCTCTCGCGCACGGCGCGGATCAGTTGGCCGACCACCTTGCGGCGGCGCTTCTCATCCCTCCAGTCGGGCGCGTTGCGCCAAGCGCCCGTGTTCATGAGCCGGTAATACTCGATCACGGTGCCGGTTTCGTTCTCGGCCTTCCACATCTGCTCGCCGTGCCACGGGCCGACCAGCGCCTTGCCCGTGATGATGTTGTACTGCGGGCGCTCGGCCTGCTGGATCGAGAAGTCGGCGAAGCAGCCGGTGCCGACGGCGATCAGGTGGCCGTCCCACTTGCCGGGTTCATACGGCTTGCCGTAGCCGATGCCGACCGACCAGGAACTGTCGCCCCAGGTCTGCGGCTTGGTGCGGTCTTCGACGTCGGCGAACTTGGCGGCGACGTGCCGGGCGAAGTCGGCGTTGTAGGCGATCAGCTTCACCGGCAGCGGCACGGCCTGGATGCCGAAGTACCGGGCCGTCTCTATGGCCACGCGCGTGGCCAGGATGCAGAGATCGCGCCGGTCGAAGATCTGCTCCAGGGCGGGCGCGACCAGCGGGCCCAGGGCGCGGAAGAGATCGTGCGCGGTCATCGCGACCCTCCGAGCTGAATCAGCCGCTCCATATCACGCTGTCCCTCGGCGGTGTAGGCGGGCAGGAACTTGCGCCGGTCGCCGCACACGACCACGACGCTGTAAGCCTTGCGCATGCGCTCGATGAATTCGGCGGCCAGCCGGTTGGTGCGCCATGCGTCCGGTGTCGCCGGATCGACATAGACCATGCATTTGTGGCCACCGGCAGTGCCGCCGAAGACCACCTTGATCTTGTCTGGGCGCATCTCATCCGGCATGCGGTAGAGGCCTTCGCCGAACGCGCCGCTCTGAAGCCAGAAACATTCGAACGCCTGACAGCCCTCGGGCCGGTCGGCGTAGATCTTGCAGCCGGTGCCGATGGCACAATGGCCGCACCACACGCCCGGCGGCTTGCCTAGTTCGGTCACGGCCACCACCTTGCAGCAATAGGTGCAGCTACCGCAGGTGCGCGTCTGGTCGGTCATGGCCGCGTCCTCCGTTCCAGATCGCCCAGCTTCTCGGCGAAGTCGCCGGGCCTTACCTCCACCGGCAGCTTGCCGTAGCGCCACTGATCGGGCGTCATGCTGGCGGCGTCGCGCCGCAGTGTGATGCTGCGGTCGGCGGCCACGCTGATGATCATGGCGACGGCGTTCTGGCCCAGGATGCGCCCGGAGAGCGCCAGGGGCTCGCCGGTGGCCAGGGTGCCGGTGACGGTGACCAGGGTGCCGGTAGTCATTGGTCGCCTCCGATGTACGCCGGGCATTCCGTCAGCCGCGCGCTGCGTTCGCGGTAGTATTCGGCGGTGAGGTAGAAGTCCCTGCCCGCTTCGAAGCACAGGCAGTCGCGGTCCTCGGGATCGAGCAGGAGCGCGTCGGCGGTGAAGATGGTGGTGGGGTCGCCGGGCACGCGGATCTTGACGGCCAAGCGGTCGCCGAGGATGTAGGGGTAGCTGATGTATTCCCAGAGGTCGCCGCGCACGTCTTTGCAGAGCCGGTGCGGTTTGGCGGAGTTGCGCAGCGCGAGCCGCGCCAGCTCCAGATCGATGTTGCTTTTCATAGTGTCCTTTCAAATTAACAGATGCTAGCATCTGCCGTCAAGACACATGCTAGCAAGTGGGGCTACCGCCCATCCGCGAATTACCGTGGATTACCGTGGATTACCGCGAAACACCATGCGGTGGTAGAGTGGGGCCATGTTCCGCGTCGTCAGAACGATGGACACCGCCGAGCCCGCCTACTTCTTACTGTGCGATCACAAGCAGTGCATGGAGGCCCGGCGCGGTCCCGCCGTGGTCACCAACAGCGACGACTACCGGCTGGCCAAGAAGCAGTTCCTGAAGGCCGCGATGGACGAGGGCTGGTGGATCGATCTGGAGGGCGCGTACTGCCCGCCGCACGCGCAGGATCTGCTGCACGCGGCCAAGGAAGCGCAGGAGCAGGGCCAGCAGGCGATCCACCTAGCGAGGCCTGGAGAGGTCGTGGCGTTTGGCAAAGGGCGATGACAGCAACGAGCCGAAGCCGCTGGTCACCCAGCATGTAGTCAACCTGGGCGTGCTCGCGCTCGCCCGCGAAACCGGCTACACGGCGGCCACCGTGAGCACGCGCCTCAAGAAGGGCCACACGCCCGATCAGATCCGCGCCGACGCCAAGCGCAAGGGCCTGACCGCTCGCGCGCACGGCCCGCTGGCCAAGAGGAAGCGCGGCAGCCGGGGCCCAGGGACGCCGCCCAACGGCAAGACCGAGTACGATCTGGTGATCGAGAGCCGCAACCGGGGCGATGCCCTGGAGCAGGCGAAGCTGCGCCGGGCGGAGGCGCTGGCGGAGCGCCAGGAGATCGAGAACATGCTGCGGCGCGGCGAGCTGGTGCCGGTCGCCTACATGCGGACCTGGGGCGTGCGCTTCCTGGTCGCGGCGCGCGACGAGTTGCTCAAGGGCCCGAGCGAGCTGGCCGACGCGCTGGCCGCCGAGGACGATCCGCTCAAGACCGGCGCGGTGCTGCGCGGCTGGGTGGACCGCACCATCGCCAAGTTTGAGCAGTTGGAGGAACTATGGAAGGGCAGCCTGGAGGAATCGCAGGTGGCCTGATCCCCGGCTTCCCCTGGCCGCCGCTGTTTGAGGAATTCCGCGAGGTCTTCAAACTGCGGGCCAAGGTGCCGCTGTCGGAGTGGAGCGAGGCCAACATCAAACTGTCGCCGGAGTACTCTAACTCCACCGGCCCGCTGATGCTGTTCGGCTGGCAGCGCGCGATCTTCGACGCCATCACCGATCCCACCATCGAGACGGTGGTGATCATGTCGAGCACCCAGGTGGTCAAGTCGCTCGCGATCATGTGCGCCATCGCCTACTGGATCGCGGAGGACCCAGGGCCGATCCTGCTGGTCGAGCCGAAGAAGGACGCGGCCAGGGATTTCAGTAAGCGCCGCCTGATGCCGCTGGCGCGCGACTGCGACATCCTCAAGGACCGCATCAGCGGCAGCGTTCACGACGGACACAACACCATCCAGTCGAAGGATTTTCCCGGCGGCAACCTGCTGATCGTCAGCGCCCACACGCCGGTCGATCTGGCGCAGCACACCATCCGCTATCTGGTCTGCGACGAGATCGACAAGTACGACGAGGACGTCGGCGGCAGCGTCGAGCGCCAGGGCGAAGGCGATCCCATCGATCTGGCCTGGGAGCGCGCCATGACCTTCGGGACGCGCCGCAAGCGGGTGCTGGCGTGCTCGCCGACCGTCGCCGGGCAGTCGCGCATCGGCAGGGCCTTCGCGCTATCCGATCAGCGGCGGCCCTGGGTGCCGTGCCCGCACTGCGGCGAGATGCAGGTGCTGCGCTTCCGCGACAAGAACGGCTATCACGTCAAGTGGGACAGTTCGCTCGCGCGCGAGCTGCAGCCCGCTACCGCGCGCTACCACTGCATCCACTGCGACCAGCCCTGGACCGAACAGCAGCGCTGGACGGCCTGCAACCATCACGTCGAATGGCGGGCCGACCAGCCCGGCCACGGGGATCGCAAGGTCGCCGGGTTCTGGGTGAACCATCTCTACGTGCCGCCGACCTGGAAGACGTCGATGTCGATCAGCCGCCAGTTCCTGACCGCCAAGGACGACCGGCAGAGCCTGAAGACGTTCATCAACACGGTGCTGGCCGAGGAGTGGGTGGAGGAAGGCGAAGCGCCCGAGAAGGAGGTCCTGTTCGCCCGGCGCGAGGGGTATCCGTTCGGCGAGACGGCGGTCGTGCCGGAGCGCGGCCTGTTCCTGACGGCGGCCTGCGACGTCCAGGAGAATCCGCCGCGCCTGGAGGTCGAGGTCAAGGCCTGGGGCCGGGGGCGCGAGAACTGGTCGATGGGCTACTGGATTCTGCAGGCGTACCACGAGAACGGCCAGGAGTTGCCGGTCAGCGCCCGCGAACTCTGGGACCGGCTGGACGAGCTGCTCTACCGCGAATGGCCGCACGAATCCGGCCACATGCTCTCGATCCTGGCGATGTGCATCGACACCGGCAGGAACCCGAAGCCGGTCTACGAATTCGCGCGGCGGCCCGGCCACCACCAGCTCCACTACGGGCCCCAGGGCATCAAGCTAGTCGCGCCGCGCACGGTCGTGCCGGTCAAGGGAACCGCCGACAACCTGCGCATCATCGCCAAGATCTCCAAGGAGGACGCCGCGCGCAAGCGCCAGGGTGTGCGCATCGTCAGCATCGGCACGGTGTGCGCGAAGACGGAGATCTTCGATCTGCTGCGCCACGCGCTGCCGACGCCCGATGAGAGTCCCTCGCCGGGCTGCTACCATTTCCCGCTGTACGACATGGTGTACTTCGAAGGCCTGACCAGCGAGGCGCGGATCATCAAACCCAGCGGCGACGTGGTCTACGAAAAGCGCGGGCCGCGCAACGAGCCGGTGGATCTGGCGGTCTACAATCGCGGCGCGGCGGCCATCGTGGGGATCGACAGGATGGGCGAAGAACACTGGCGGCGATTCGAGCAGGCCGTGGTGCCCATCGCGGGCGCGCCTGCGGCCCCGCGACCGGCCACGCCACCGGCAGCGCCGCCCCAGGGCCGACCGGCGGCACCGGCAGCGCCGGTGAGCGTACAGCCAGGACAGTTACGGCCCATGCGCGGCGGGTTCCGGCGCGACTAGGCGCTCGCCGCGCTATTTGACGACAAACGCTTCCAGCTTTTTGTTGAGTTGCTGCACGGCAAGGATCAGGTGGAACAGAATCTCATGGGAGTTGAAGTCCAGGATCTCGGTGTCCTCCCCATCTTCGGCGTTCAGCTTCCCGCGATGCGATGGCACGCAGCCGGGGAGGATCTTGCGCAGTTCCTCCACCACGAACGACACTACCCGCTGCCCCTTGGGCGTGCCGTGCAGGCCGTTGTACTCCGCATCGATAGGGACAATCTGGCTGATGATCTCCAACCCGCCCTCCAGCGGCCTTACGTTCTGCTTCAACCGCACATCTGACGCTATGGTCCACGTATTCGTGCTGGGCTTGGCCGCCGAGTCGGTTGACAACTGCAACTGGTAAGTCGGGGTCGTCGTCCCGATGCCGACGTTGCCGTTATAGATGCTCACATAGGTATCAAGCGTAAGGCTACTACCCTCCGTCAATCCGGTCTTGCCGAGGATAGTTAACCCTGTAGAAACCTGATCTATAACAATACAGGCGGTGCCCCTGGCGATGTAATTGGTACCATCGAACTCTGCACCCAATGCAAGCTGGTTGGTATCAACGTTATAGCTCAACAGGCTGATGCAGCCAGCAGCGGGAGCAGTTCCGCCCGTGATCTTTACCTGCGAAGCCGTCCCCGTTCCTTTAGTCGGTCCCTGCACCGTAAGCAGCCGTGTCGGGCTTGCGCCGATGCCGACGTAGCCCGCGCTTGTGATCTGCAACCGCTGCCCAATCGTACCCGCGCTGTAGGTGTAGAAAACAAGCGTCCCAGAATTTGTTGCGCCATCACACTGACAGGTGATCTGCGCCACACGTTTGTCCGCTGCGGCAATCGCATAGTTGCAGAAGCTGACGTGCCCAACGCCTGCTGCTGTAGAGGTGTCGTTGGTTGCTAGATTAAGAAAGCCGACGCCGCTATTCCCTGTAGTGGAGCCGACTGTTACATGTAAGTACCCAGCGTTAGAGAACGGCGGAGTGCCCGAATTCCCAACACCGACATTTCCAGCACCCGTCACGATCATCCTGGCGCTGCCTGCGGTGGCGATATAAAGATCCGACCCTGAATCGACCTGGAAATACGCATATGTTGTAGCGCCATCGTTCGATGTGAAATTGAGTGTGCTCCAGCCATCGGATCTCCCGCGCAGCCGTATGCCGCTTGCACTGGAATTGCAGACTACATCCAAAGGCGCACCGGGACTTGTCGTCCCGATGCCGTGATTCCCGCTTGCGTCGATGTAGTACTTGACGTTCGATGCGCCGCTGAACACGTCGCCGCCCTTGACCGTGCTCTGCGTGATCGCGAAGTCGCCGTAGGAAAGAAAATTTGCCACCATGCCCCAATTCCGCGCCGCCGCTTGCCCGCCGGTATTGTAGATGGCGTAGCCGCACCCGGAATTCTGGGTGGTTATTTTGACAATCGGAACGTTCACTTGGTTGGCGTAAACGCAGAGCGCGTAGTCCGCCGAGGTGTTGATGGCCAATCGCCCGTTGGTGTTGTCCCAGATCAGATTGGCGCTGCCGCCGAACGCGCCCGCGTTATTGAACTGCACCGAATTGAGCGGTGCCGCTGGCGTCGTGACTACAGCCGCCGCCCACTTGACGCCGAGAGCCTGAGTGCTGTCGGCGGTGAGCACTTGGTTGTCGGAGCCGACCGGCAAACGGACGGGCGTGGCTGGGGCTACGGCGTTCCGCACGATCAGGTCGCCCTTGGCGGTCGTCGGGTCGCCCAGGAATGACGGCGCTCCGGTAACCTTCGACCACGCCAGCGCCGTGATCCAGGCCGGGTCGCTGTAGGTCAGCGCCGTGCTTACGGCGTTGGTCACCTGAGCGGCGCTATAGTCGCCCGACACGGCCACCACCGTGCCGCTGCGGCCAAAGACGCTGCTGACGATTGCCGACGGCGCTCCGGTGATCTTGCTCCAGGCCAAACTGGTGATCCAACTGGGGTCCGGGTAGCTCGCCGTAGCATCGACGGCATTGGTTACCTGCGCCGCCGTGTAATCCCCGGTCTGCGCCGTCACCGCGCCGCTGCGCGTGAAGACGCTTTGCACGGGCGCGGTCGAGGAAGCATAAGCGGTCGCCTGCACCGTCCCATCAGGGAAGACGAAGCCCCCGGTCGCCGACTTCACGGTGCCGTTTACCTGCAACATGTTTACGGCGTCATCCGTGGTCGTCCCGACGAGCACATGGCCGCTGACCAGACGCATCACTTCGGTAGAGTTGGCGGAAAACCGCAGCGTGTTCGTGGCTTCCACCGACCCCATGCCTGGATCGGTGGCGTAGGACGAGCCGTAGGACCGGAGGTAGATCCCGTCGCCAATGTCATTGCGCAGCGATGTGGACGCGAAGCCTGTGGCCGCATCGTTAACTACCTGCAACCCCTCTTCGGAGCCGGTGCAGTAGGAGGTGATCCTGCTGAAGCTGGCGTTGGCTGTCGTATTGACCCCAATCGCTTTTACGTTCTGAAGCTTGAAGTTGGCCGCGTCGATATCGCTTGTCCAGGGCGTCTGCGATCCGCCGCCGCCGCCGGAGGGAGCGGCCCACTTGACCCCGAGGGCGGAGGCCGAGTCCACTGTGAGAACCTGGCCGTTGGTGGTTCCCACGGCGAGACGCTGCGGAGCGCTTGCGCCCCGGACAATCAGATCGCCCAGGCTCGTGGTGGGATCGACCATGCCGCCGCCGCCGCCGGTGGAAGCAATCTGAACGGTCGCCCAATTGTTGGTGTTGTCGTCAGAGATGTCGATAGAAACGTTCGCGCCCGCGACAAAATTAATTGCTCGCCGGGTAGCCAGCAGACCGGCGTTGTTATAGACCTGAACCTTTTGCACCGTGGTATCAGGGACCACGGCGAAGGTGCGATCCGTGCTCAGATTGCCTCCGCCGGAGAGTCCGGTCCCTGTTGAGATCAGGCGGGTATTGGCCACCGCGCCCGTCACCTGGGCGGCGGTATAATCGCCGCTCGCGGCCACCACGGCTCCGGCTCTTCCAAAAACTGTCGAGACGCCGGTGGCTGGCACGCCCGTGATCTTGCTCCATGCCAGGGAGGTCAGCCACACCGGGTTGCCGTAGCTCTGCGTCACGTCCACGGCGTTGGTGACCTGGGAAGCGTTGTAGTCGCCCGACGCTCCCGAGACGACGCCTGTGCGCCCGAAGACGCTGGTGACGCCGCCGAGAGTCACACCGTTGATTCGGAAGGCTCCCGTGCAGTTGATATCGCCCACTACGTCCAGAGCGAACGCGGGTGCTTGCCCGATCCCAACCAGACCGTTGCTGTCGATCCGAATGCGCGCAGTCGCGGCGTTCAGATCGCGGATGTAGAACTGTCCCGCAGTGGGATAGCCGACTCCCATTTCCCACCGGAAGGTGCCCGCCGTCATGCGGATCGCCGCCAGATCGGAATTCGTGGCGGACTGCATCACAATCGTGGGGTTTGCCGTTTGGATGCGCAGCATGGGTGTCGAACCCACCGGGGCCCCGATGGCCAGCCCCGCCGCGTTGTTTAGATTGTGCGAGGCCGCGTCGATATCGCCCGTCCAGGGCGTCTGCGACCCTCCGCCTCCGGTCGAGATGGCCACGCCATTGACCCGGTAGACCCCGGTGATATTCACGTCACCCACGACGTCGAGCGGATAGGCTGGCTTGTTCTGGCCGATGCCGACGCCTGCAGGCTGCGCCGTCGCGCCCGCAGGTTGCAAGACAAGCGGGCACGGCGTGCCGTTGGCCAGATATGCCTGAATCCAGGGAGCGCCGCCGCTGCCGCCCGTGGGGATGTAGGACGTGGAGAGGCCCACTTGCAGTTGGCTCACACCGTCAGCGAACATTGCCGACGAAACGCTGGGACTTACGTCGGCGCTAACCAATCGCACCGACAGAGGGTTGTTGGTGGCGGGCACGATGTTGCCGGTCCCGATGGCCCTCACGTTTTTCAGCACCTTGTTCGCGGCGTCGATATCGGTCACCCATGGCGTCTGCGAAGCGCCGGTCACGGTGGCCCACCGCACGCCCAATCCCGAAGTGCTGTCTGCGGCCAGCACCGAGCCGTCCGCGCCGACCGGCAAGCGCGTGGTCCCGGCGGATGCGCTATGCACGATCAGGTCGCCGGTATTGGTGGTCGGGTCCACCAGGAGGGCGGGAGCATTGGCGATCTTCGCCCAGGACAGGCTGGTCAGCCACGCCGGGTTAGCGTACGCTTGTGTCGTGTCCACGGCGTTGGTGATCTGCGCCGCCGTATAGTCGCCCGATGCTGAGACCACCGCGCCGCTGCGGCCAAAGACGGTGGTTACTGCCGATGCGCCTGCGGGCGCGGCCCATTTCATGCCGAGCTGCGAAGCGGAATCCACCGTCAGCACGTAGCCGTTGGTCGTGCCGATGGCGAGTCTTGCGGGAACCGACGGCCCGCGCACGATGAGGTCGCCAAGATTCGTCGTGGGGTCGACCATGCCGCTGCCCGTACCGGAGGAGTTGATGGTGATGTTCACCCGGTCGTTGGCGTTGTCGTCGGCAATGGCAATCGCGACGTTGTTCCCATTGACGAAGTTGAGCGCGTGCCGCGTGTAGATGGGCGCGACGCCCCCGAGCTGCACCTGTACCTGCTGGTTGACCGAGTTGGGAACGATTGCCAAATTGAGGTCGGCGGTGAGAGGGCCGCCGCCCGTCAGGCCGCTGCCGGTGCCGGTGCTGACCTTCCGCGAGGTCAGCACGGCGTTCGCGCCGCTCAGGTCTGCGGGCGTAAGGGTAACTGCACCCGTACGCCCGAAAACGCTGATGACCGCCGCATTCAGTGTCACATCGTTGTTCAAGGCTCCGCCGCCGCTCAGGCCCGGCCCGGCGATAACCTGTCTGATGATCGGGACGGCACCCACCTGAGCCGCCGTGTAATCCCCGGGCTGGGCAAGCACGTCTCCGATGCGCCCGAACACGCTGGACACGTCACCGGCAGCGGCCCTGGTGACGCCCACCAAAACGACATTGGATAAAGTGTGGCCGCCTCCGTTGACATCGCCGCCCCAGGTCCGGTCATCGTTGGCCAAGTTGTTCAGATCGTCCGCATGGAGCTTATCGGAGACGGTGAAATCATTGCGAGACTGCCACGCCATACCTACACCTCGTTACTCTGTGAGATTTTTCGCGGGACCGTTTAACCGACTGTCTCTCCGCCCCTCGATAGCGGGCGGCGGCAGGACTTCGGGCATCGGATCGGGCACGGTGACGATGAGACTGCCGTTCGCCGCTCTGGCGTTTTCATAGCGGTCCACATCGCGGACGGCGAGTGCCTGCCGGATGAACGCACGCTGGCCCTCCTGTGCGGACTCCAGGTTTTTCTTGGCTTGTTCCATATCCAGCGTGAGTGCGCCGACCATCGCAAGGGCTTGCGTCCTCGCCTGATCGAACTGCTGTAAAGCATTTTGCTCACGCGCATCCAAGGTGAACGATTTTTCCATGTTGTTCCTTTCCTTCGCACTAGTATGTGATGTTGACGATTAAGCCGCCTCGCACATAAACCGCTTTATTCCTGCCTGCTATCGGATCGTATAAATAAAACACCGCGAGCGGACCACTCACCGGAATCGCGCCGCCGGGCGGGGTGACGCCGGGCGGCTGCGGATAGCCAAAATACTGACCGTAAATTCCGAAGTAGGAACCGAGAATAAAGTTGTCGCTCTGCACTCCGCCGCCGCTCCAGACGCCATTACTGTCACAGCAAGCAATCGTCTGGTTGGAAGCGTTGACCGTGTAAATCTGGCTCGTGTACTTGAAGGTGTACCCGATGTGGTTGCCGTTGGTGTCGATCCATTTCGAGCCGTCGCGGGCGTTGTACAGTTCGTAGGCCCAGACGTTCCGGCTTCCATCCGCCAGCGTGCCCGACCCGTAGACCTGATAGTTCCTGGCATAGTGGACATTGTCCTGCGTGATGACCGGCTGGCCGTGGCTCCACCAGTCGCAGAAGTATTGGTTGGCGTAAATGTTGCGGGAGCCATCTATGATCGTGCCCGCTCCCGGCTGGCCTGGGGCGACATTGAAGTTGCCCGCCGTCATCACCCCGTTCGCCTGCGTGCTGATGTTGGTGTAGTTGTTCACCAGGGTGATGTGGCCGCCAAAATTCACCGAGCCGCCGATGCCGACCCCAGCACCGGTTCCGTCGATCACCACGCTGCCATTGGACACGTTGAAGTAGAACGGGCGCAGGCTGTTCCACGAGCCGTAGGGGTCGCCGGAATTGGTGACCAGTAGATAGAACTGCGCATTGTCGTTGCGAAGGATAACGCCGTAGCTTCCGTACACCGCGCGGTACTGGCCGTATCCAACCAGCCCTGCCGTTACCGCATCGACAGGGCTGGCGCTCACTGCGATCTGGTTGGCGGTGAACAGGCCCTGCAGAGTGAACGAGCCACAGGTCAGCGCGCCGGTAATGTTGGCGCTGCCGCACGACACATTCCCGCTGCCCACATTGACCGCATTGCCGACGAACTGGGCGCTGGCGTTGATCACCGTTTTGCCACCCCCCCACTGGATCAGGTTCTGGTCAAAATAAATATTCCCGCCGTCGCTGTCACCTGCAGCAGCAAACGCGTACAGCGAGTGTGCGTTGACCCGGCCACTGATACTCGCGCCCCCACCGGCAATGCCTGCCGCGCCTACATTAATGCCTCCCGGCGAAACCCACGCCCCGTCGGGATTGATAATCATGAAGGGCGCAACTCCCGGCTTGGACATGTAAAAAGAGCCGATCAGGCCCATGCCCTTTTGCGCCGAGAAGTTGTCCGCCACCACCCAGCCGGTCGGCGGGTCCAGAGAGGCGGGGTTGACGGACTGCGTTGCGATGATGTTGTTGTTGCTCTTGAGCAAGCCGCAGTCGATCTCGCCGCTGCCGCCGGGATGCTGGACCGTGGAGAGTGCGCCGCAGTAGACCGGATAGCCCGCCCCCACATCCACTCCGTGGCCGACGAATGTACCGTCTGAGTTGATCAGCGGCGTTCCGGCCCCTTTGACCCCTCCAAGAAAGTACGCGGACCCGTGAATCTCGCCCGCGCCCTGCAAGGCCCAGCCCGCGCCGTCGATGTTGTCCTTCCACGGACTCTGGCTGGAGCCGATTGCCGGGCCGACCCATTTCCCCGTGCTGTCGATCACCGGCACCAGCGTCCCGCCGTTGTAGATCGTAAGCGCGTACGCCTTGACGGCTCTTGCGGTGCCGTCCGTAGCCTGGACGCCCGCCAGGACGCCGCCCACTTGCGCGTTGCCGGTGGCGTCCACTAGGAACGTGTTGTTCCCGCCGTAGTCGCGCAGGGTAAAGGTCCCGCTGCCGTTGTTGGCCCCCGACGACAGGCTCACGGTCATCAGATGGGGATTCGTGGGCGAGTACATGGTCAACTCGGCCCAGAAGTTGTACGGCGGCCCATCCGCGCCCGACTCCAGGCCGTTGTAGGTGACCAGAGAGCACAATGTCGGGCAACTCTGGCTGGCGTGGCCGCTCAGGATCATTCCCCGGTTCAGAATCGTGCAGCCGAAATGATTCGCATTGCCGTCCACTTCATACAGATGAAAGCCGGGAAACTGATACTGCGTCGCTCCCGCGCCGGTCCACACATCGCTTCCAAATTCCAGTTTGTACTCGGCATTGACGCCGAACTTCTCCGGGTAGTCGATCTGAAACAGCTTCACGTTGCGCATCAGAAAATCGCTGCCCAGCGGACTGGTGCTGTCCGGTGTGATGAGGACATTCCAGTTGGCAAGGTTCGAGCCGCCGATTGCCAGTTGCGAGAACCACGCGCCGTGCGTCAGCGTGTACAGCGGATTCCCCGGTGTGGGGGCGGTGCCGACGCCGCCGTAGGAACCGCTCTGTCCGGTCTGCTCGGGTACGTTCAGCTTTGCGCCGATGCGGCCAACCTCCAGGCCGGTGTCGTCGCGGATCGAAATGTATGGATAAAGCGAACTGCCCTGGAAGGGCGCGATGCCGCCCACTTCGATGATGCCGTTGGTGTCCACGTAAATCGGCGCGTCGAGAGGACTGGTGCCGCCGATATAAATCTGCCCGAACCAGCCGCCAAAGACGCCGGGTTTGCCTTGGCCCGTCGAACCGCTCGGAGCGCCTGGGTTGCTTTCCCCGATCCAGGCGCGGAGGACCCCGGAACTGTTCAGGACAGCGATCTGGCCATTCTCGGCCCCGCCGAAGCTGACGCTAGCGCCGCCGACCACCAACTGCGATCCCACGTAGATTTTCTTTGCCGCGAACGAGTCGGCCTGGAACGATCCGCCCTCGGGCCAGGAGAATTCGGAGGAAAACCAGCCGCTGCGCGCCGGAATGATCTCGCCCGCCTTGGGCACGTACGTGGAGCCAATCTTGGGTGTGGTGTTGCCGCCGATTTGCAGAGAGTTCTTATGCCCCTGCGGATCGTCGGAAACCAGATAGAAATCGACCGGGACGTTCGCGCCGAGATTGCCGAACGACGGAATCGGCGGGGTCGTGAAGCTCGTGGCTCCGTTGGGCACTTGCCAGTAGATCGCGCTGGTGGGGTCGCCATTGACGACCAGCGCCACCTGGACGCCGCCGAATGTGGCGTCGCTCGGATTCGTCCACGGGCCGACGTCGAAGCTGACCATGCCGACGCCGTCGGACGACATCGTTTGTGTGGCGGTTGCGCCCGCGCCCGCGCCGACAGTCACCAGCGGCGCGTGCTCCTTGCCGGGGCCGCCCGGCCCCGGAGGGCCGATATGCCAAGCGACGGTGGGAGAGTGGAAGCTGTCCACCCACTGGGTTCCGTTCCACACCCACAGGTTGCCGGTATCCGCCGTGATGTAGGCGTCACCAACCGTGTTACCTGTGGGCGGAAGCGCCGCTTGGTTGGCCACGGTGCCCTTCGGCGTGCGGTACGCTGTCGGTTCGTCGACCAGCCCGCCGTTGGCATCCACGCTGATCGCGGCTATCGTCCACACTTCGGGCTGACGCGGCGGCGTCTCATAATCTGTGAGGCTGGTGTCCACGTTGGCTTGCGTGTCGGTCAACCGTCGCGGGAGCGACAGCGGGACGGAGCCGTCGTTGCCCGTGTCCGCTACCACATCCACCAGATACAGCCGCACGCCCGCGTAGCGCTTACCGGCGGTAGACGCATCCGGCAGCGACCATGCGAAGGTGGCTTGGGCCACCAGCGTGTTATCCCACTGCCAGCCGACGGTTTCGTCGCTGATGGTGAAGTTGCCAACGTCCAACTGGTTGTTGGGGAGCATCGGGACGTTGGCGTCTATCCAGGGCGTGACTCCATCGACCAACGAGTTGACATGCTGGCCCAGCGGGAAGGAGTCGTCCTCGCTGCAAAAATACACGCGGAACTTGGAGCCTCCGGCGCTCGCGTCGTAGACCGACGACTTGTATCCGGTGGACGACTGCGCCACGGGCACGCTGATGCCGGTGTCGGCACCGGGGAAGACGGGCTCGTCCTTGGAATCGTAGTACACGTAGACGATCCGCGCGCCGCCGAACCGGTTCACACCGGGCGGCACGGGAGTACTCGGATCGGGCGGATCGTAGGTGAACACCAGATAGAATTTCGGATCGGGGCGGTTGTAGTCGGTCTTCACATCGACGCTGGGATTGGTGATGAGGAAGGCCCACTCCATTCCGCTCTGGCCCTGGTCCGGGCCCTGCGGAATCTCTACCAGCTCGTTGGGGGTGGCTCCGGCTTGATTGGCGGGAACCAGCGCGGCGGGCGATCCGGGTCCGAACGACGCAAGATAGATCCGCACATTGCGGGTCTGCCGGAAGTTCGCCGCCACATCGGGAAAGACCACCGCATAGCCGCCGCCGTTGGGAAGCGTGGGGAAGGAATCGTTCTGGTATGCCGGTACCCATTTCCCGCTCACCTGCGCGGTGCCGTCCATCGCCACCGAACCATCAAGGGGAATCGAGTCGCCGCTGGAGATATCCGGGTCTTCCAGGTACACTGCCACACCGGAAAAATTGCTCTTGGTCGCCTTCGGATCTGGCGTCCACTGAATATCGACCTCCAGCTTGTGGTTGTTGCGCCAGATCAGTTCCGCAGGCGCAAGCGGTGTCTGGACCGGAGGCGCAACCCCGCCTCCTCCGCCGCCGCTGCTGCCGCTGCCTCCTCCGCCGCTATTGACGTAAGCCGGAGAGAGACCTGAATCGGGGATCTTGATGTACACCGTGTGATTGGTGTCATCGAGCGTGAGCGCCGTGGACCCATCCGGCAGCAGGAAGTCGCTGGTGCTCGGGTCCACGCTAATTGTGACCGTGTGGCCATCGCCGGTCGAGATCTTGTGGATCTCATAGGGAGCGTTCGGCGTTTGCACGAAGGGCAGCAGCGTGACCAGGACGTCGGCCTTGGTGGTATCGAACCGCAGCAGCCGGTCGGTGATTTTGATGGTGTAGGTCGCGGCGGCCATAAATCACGTCGTCACGGTGGTCGTGGTGCCTTGGACTCCGGGGATATACAACATTCTGACGCATGCGTCGGCGTCGTTGATAATCACGCCCTCGGCGTCAATGGTCACCCCTTCGACCAGCAGCGCCAGTCCCAGGTAGTTGTTGATTTCGATTGCCGACAGAGTGGTCTGCGACGGGTCGGCGTTGTTGACGACAACATCCTTCGAATAGTTCCAGCCAGGGTCGGCCACGACCCAGACCGACGTGGCGTCGATGGGCAGCGCCTGATCGAGCGTGTAGCTGGTGGCATCGTTGCTGACGATCTTGGCCGAGCTGCCGCGCGACTTGCCCTTGATCACGCGGACCATGCGCCCGATGCGGTTGGGATCGTTGGGCGTCTCCCCGCTGTTCGGCGGGATGTTGTTGGAGTTGGCGATGCCGGGATCGCCGACTACGTATGGGTTGGCGCTATTGTCCGCGCCCTTGAAGCACACCACGAAGATGTCGCCGGTCTGGACGCCCGCCGCGATGGGGTCGCGGTCCAGCGTGTAGGTTCCGGTCAGGGGATCGAAGGCCGTGATGTTGAAGTGCGCGAACGGCGCGATGCCGTCGCCCTGCTGCCGCCCGATGATGGCGAGCACCCGGCCCGCCCAGTTGTCGCTGCCGTCGGTGTCGATGGTCGCGTGGCTCGCCACGGTCGTGGTGGTGATCGCGTCCACTCCGGCACCCAGGACGCCGCCGTGGATGAGCACCTGGGCGCGCAGGCGCAGACGCGAAAGATCGAAGTCGGGCACCGCGTAGGTCTGCCGGGCGATGGGCCCGTTGAACGTGACCGACGCCGGTTGGCCCAGGGCGGCCTGCTGGCCGCACAATAGATCCTCCACCGAGTTGGCGAACAGCACGTAGCCGTTGAGACCGCTGACCGGCGGCCACTTGATGTTGTTGATCGTCAGCGAATTGGTGTTGGTCCCGATGGGAACCTGGAGCACCAGGATCTCCGACGGCGGGCTGTACTGCTTCACGACCGGGGTGGCCGGTGCGGTGTCCACAATCGCCGCGCAGAGCTGCACGTAGATGGTGGTGCCGCCGGGAATGCTGCCGCCGGTCGAAGACCAGGAGACATTGCCCTTCTTGGCGTCGGGCGCGCCGCAGTTGGGCACGAACTGGTTTACCGGCAGGCATCCGGCGACCATGGCCGAAGTGAGCAGGCTGCCGTCGCCGGAGTATTCGAACGCCTGCTGCAGATTGAACGTGTACTCGCTCGGATACAGCGCGTCGTTGGCGGCGGCCTGGATCTGGTACGGGGCCCACTGGATCAGGGGCTCGTGGAAGTACATCACCGGCAGCGGTCGCGGGCCGACGCCCTGCGGCTGCGGGCCCACTTCCGGGTCGTACATCGAATCGACGCACGAGTCGGCCATGATGCTGATGCTCCAGTCGGAGTGCAGCATCCACTTCTTGATGCGGAACGGCCAAGTGTTCGCCTGGAACGGGCCGTTACTGCCGGTTCGGCTGCCGGGCGCAGCGCCAGGGTAGGTCGGGAGATCGGGATGCGTGACGGAGATCACGTCGCCGATTTCGTTGGTCAGGGCGAGCAAGGTCGACTTGAAGGTGATCCGCTTGTTGTTGTCCCACTCGATGTTGGGATTCGCGGTGATGTCGGGCCGCAGGACGCCGCCGACTTCCTCGCGCGTGCGCGTGACGGCGATGCGCAGGCCTTGCGAGAGTGTGGCGCAGCCGACCGACCGCATGCTGGAGGTGAGCGGAGTGCCAGCGCGGCCATAGTAGGCGGCGTGGTCCTTGTCCTGGTATTCGGCGAGATCCTGCTGGAATTGCAGCTCGACGTTGGCGAAGTTCACCTTCAGGTATTCGAACCCGGCGGCGATGGGCGTGATGGTCAGCGACTGGAACAGCATCGAGCCGACCGTAAAGGAGTCCGTCGGCACGGCGCTGTAGCGGATGCCCATCTTCAGCTTGCCGAACTCGAAACAGTAGTAGCCCAGCGCGCAGTTGAGGATCTCGGACAACCAATCCCTGAAGGGCTTGAACTCCGCGATGGTGCCCTGGAAGGTGAACTGCGGCTCCTTATCCGGCTGGCTGGAGAGGATGATGTAGCCCGCGCTGATGGCCTGGGCAATCGTGATCGACTGGACGACGCCGCCAGAATCCTGGTAGGTGAAGGTCCCGGCGTAGTAGTCCAGGTTCGGGTGGCCCAGGGCCAAGCCCGAGGCCGTGATCGTGTAGCCGGGAATCACGGTGCCGACGATGGGATCGACCCAGATGGCGGCGATGTCGGCGCAGCCCATGTTGCGGTCGTTGGTGATCGAGGAGAGCACCAGATAGCTCAACTGCGTGGCGGCGGGTGCCTGCTGGATGCCCAACGCGCGGAAGTAAGTGTTGGCCGCCACCCAGAACGGATTGATCAGGCCCTTTACCGGGGAGCCGTTGCCGCCGACGTCGAAGACCGTGCCGGTGAGGCCGAACCGGAGCGGGACCTTCAGGTCGTGCTGCTCTGCGGTCGTCGGCGTGATGCCGCCCGGCGTGGCGGTCTTGAAGTAGCGCACCTCGCAGAGCGCCGTGCCTGCGGCGTAGGGGATGATCGTGTTCGGCTTGCCGGAGATGTTGGAGAAATTTTTGTCGGGCTCGTCCCAGTGCTGCGGGCTGCCCTGGCCCAGGGAGAATGCGTCGATTCCGTCGGTCGGTGCGGTGCCCAGGTGCGCCGGATCGAAGCCCACCGATTGCCGCAGGCCGAGCTGGGGCTGGTAGCCGGAGACGTTCAGGTAGCTGTCGAGCTTGAAGCCCTGCGGGAAGAAGCCGTCGGCGGTCGGCGCGATCACGAACTTGTAGCCGTCCGAGTTGGTCTGCACCGTCATGCCTTCGAAGCCGCCGAGGGGCCCGGCACCGACGATGCCCAACAGGTCGGTGTACTGCGATTCCTCGCGCACGGCGGCCACCATGCAGTTCGCCCAGAACGCGCGCATCGGCGTGCCCAGGTCGTTGCACCAGATCTCCGGCAGCGGCTTGCCCCAGATCGAGTCCGACAGGATCGAGGTCGAGGTAATGGTGTCGCGGAAGAACGCGCCGATGATGCCGGTGCCGTTGTCCTTGATGACGACCGACTGCGGCTGCTCGGGGTGGCCGCCGAAATACTGCGACATGTTGTGCGCGAGGCAGCCGTTGGGCGAGTTGAAGAAGTAGTCGCACGAGCTGGCATCGCCGCCGCTGCCCGCCGAGGAGTACGGGCAGGGCCGGTAGCCGGGCACGACGTCCTTATCGAAGGGCTTCCAGCACTGCCTGCTCACCGTGCGCGGCGGGTAGGTCTGCGTGATCGGGTAGAGGCCGTCGGAGCACTGCACGCTCATCTGCGGCGATCCGTCCACTTGCCAGGAGATGATCACGCCCTTCCACATCTGGAGCAGGGTGGAGGTGCCGACATGCAGCAGGCTGAGATCGATCTCCGCGAATTCGATGGAGCAGTCGTTGACCAGCTTGGCCATCGCCCGGTCGGCGTTGCCGAAGACGAAGCGCACGTTGTCGGCGCGGCCATCGAGCGACTGGCCCATGATCACATCGCCGGTGCCGGGCACTCCCACACTCAGCAGGCGCGGCAGGAAGGTCGTGGTGCCGGGCGCGCCGGGAAAGCCGTTGACGTTGATGCGCCGGTCGGAGAGGTAGATATCCGGCACCAGGGGGTTGCGCACCTTGATGTGGATCAGGGGAATGATGATCTGCACCTGATCCGCCAGCGCCTGGGCCAGCGAATCCGGCGGGAAGCGCGTGTAGACGGAGTTGGAGGGAATGGTGACGAGCGGCGCGGAGGCCGGATCGATGATCTCCAGAAAGGTCAGGCCGGTCTGCGCGCGGTTGGCCAGCTCGGTGATGGAGAGCGGCGGAACGTCGAAGACGACCTCGGTGTCGGTGAACGTCGAGCGGTCGGTGTTCGGCACCGGGTAGGTGAACGACGCATACGAGCCCTGGGTCTGGTCGAACAAGTCGAGGAGGGTCTGCCGGTCTCTGTAGTTCAGGCTGGACTTGACGAAGTGGAACTTGCGCGCTCCGCTGCCGACGCCGTAGCGCTGGACGCCGAGAGTGGCCAGCTCGCCGAACCGGTGCTCGATCAGCTTCCAGTCCTGCGTGACGCCGTAGCCGTAGTCGGATCGGAGCAGGAATTTAGCGCCCGACTTTACCGGCTGCGGAACTGGAACACGCCCGATCTGATCGGCCATCTCACGCGACCTCCACCAGGGTGAGGTTGCCCACGACGTGCCTGCCGCTCCTGGCAGGATCGTTGTTGATGCCGATGCCGCCTACCGGAGTTTGCTGCGACCAGTCGCCGCGAAAGAAGCACGTCGCGCGGCCCTGCTGGCTGTCGCCGCTCGGGTCGAAGTTTGAGCCCATGTGGTGGCCGGGCAGCACGTCGAAGGGATCGTAAAAATAAAACGGATGCAGGCCGCCCACCGCATGGTTCGCCCAAAAGTCCTGAAGCGTGGAGAGCTGCGCGGTAGTGAGCCGCTTGGCGAGCACCCAGATGCGCAGCGCACGCGGCGGATTCACGCCGTCCTGGATGAGGGAGCGCTCGAAGGTGCCGTCGTTGTACATCATCGTCAGCAGCGGATACGCGCGCGTTTCGACAAACGACGTGCTCAACGATTTCGGGAGCACGGTGCCCGACGCGACCGATGCGGCCTGGAGGTTGTAGGGCATCAGCTCACGATACTCCCTGGCTCCGTCATCATCAGCGCCTGCGGCACCCTCCCGGCGGAGCCGTACATCGCCTGGGCGTACTGCGTCTGCACCACCTCCGGCGTCACCACTTGGCCGGTCATGAACTTCGCAGCCGAGTCGCCGCCGATGTTCAGCGAGATCTGCATGCCGCCGCCGGGCGTACCCAGCGGAAGCGTGGAGCCGCCGCCGTACACCGGCAAGGAAGAGCCGTAGGAGTAGGCGTTGCCATACTGATACGTCGCCTGCTGGAACAGGCGGCCACCGGACTCCACCAGGGAAGCACCGTGGGCTTCGCCCGTGGGCATGCTGTACGAGCCCGCCTGCCCCGTCCCGGCGGCGTAGAGGCCCAGCATATGGCGCACCTCCGGCGAGCGCACCGCGACGGAGACGTGGCCCGCGTAAGACTGGTTCGCGACGGAGACGATCTGGTCGGCAGTCGAGGCATTGATGCCGATGTGGTAGATCGACTGCACGAGGCGCTGCGCTTCGCGCCTGGGGCTCTCCACACCGGCGATCACTTCGCCCAGGCCGATCAGCAGCCCAGCGCCAGCGCCGATGGCGGTTCCGATTCCCGGTGCGATGGCAGTGCCGATGGCAGCACCACCGAGCATGCCCTCGAATACGCCGCCAGCGGTGCCGCGCGCGTTGCCCAGCAGCCCGGCCTGCGCCAGCATCGAGCCGCCCATCATCAGACCGGCTTTGGCCAGCGGGGAGCCCGCGAGGCCCTTGAAGCTGAAGCCGCCCCCCATCCCTTCAGGGCCGACCCGGTCCATCGACTCCTGACCTGGGGTCTGGCCCAGTACGGCTGGTCTGCTTTGCCCCAGCAACTGCTTCCAGGATGAGATCAGGTTGCGTCCGAAGCCACCAAATCCTCCGCGACCGAGCGCAGCCATGGCAAGGCCTGAAGCCATTGTTCCGCCGCCGCCTGAATAGCCGCCGCCCATCCCCGAATAGCCGTAGTCATAACCGGGAGGCGCGCCTCCGATAGCGCCCAGCATCGCCGGGCTGATTGAGCCGCCTCCGAACGGGATACCCCAACCGCTATAACCGCCACCCCCGCCTGACGTACCGCCGCCTCCGCCCCATCCACCGAAATTGAAGATCCCCGTGCTGGCTGGCATGGAGCCGCCGCCGGGACCGCCACCGGTCACGAACACCGGCACCGCGCCGTTGACGAGCCGAACATCGTTGAGACGCCCGCCGCCGAACATGTTGCCGAACGCGCCCGCGATGCCGCCGGTGCCGCCCGCGCCGTAGATCAGAGGATGGAGCGCCGTGGCGGTCACTTGGCTCAGGCCGCTGACAATGGGGTGGAGCGCGGCTTCGGTTATGGTCGAGCGGAGCTGCGCGCCGAAGCCCCTGGGGTTCGTGAACAGCGTGTGGTAGAGGGGTTCGACGGTACCCTTGATCTTGTCGAGCTGCTGCTGCTGCATCTCCGCGAGCTTGAGTTCGGACTCTTCGCGCGCCTGGGCATCTTCCTTGTGCAGCTTCAGGATGGCCCGCGCGCGATCCTCTTCGGCCTTATCGCCGGTTTCGTGGAGCCGGATGCGCTCGATCTCATGGTCGTAGAGCCTCTGGGACTCTTCCACGGCGATGCGGTACGATTCCGCGATACCCGCCGCCGGGTTCTCGCCCTTGAAGCGCAGCTCCGCGCGCTTGCGCGCCAGATCCGCTTCATGCCGGATGCTCTCTTCCTGGTCGGCGAGCTGGATCTTGGACATCTCCTCGTCGTGCCGCCGGGCCTGTTCGCGTTCCCGCTTGTCCAGCTCGTACATCTGGAGCTTTTTGGTCATTGCGGCTTCGAGCTGGGCGATTTGCTCCTTGCCGGTCAGAGCAACGATATCGCGCTCCTTCTGGGCTTTGGAGATGGTGTCGTCCTTGTCGATCTTGCGCGCCTCGATGAAACCCATCTCCAGGTTGAACTCGTCTTTGGCGAGTCCCATCCGCTCCTGGTACGCGCGGTTGATATCGCCCTCCACGTCCGCGCGCGTGACGCCGCCCTGGCCGAGTTCGCGGATGTCCACCGGCTGGACGCCGCGCTGATATGCGTGGAACGTCTCGCGGGTGACCGTCTGCTGCGTCTCCAGCATCTGCCGGTTGAGTTTGTCGGTTTGCTGCTGACGCTCGAAGTTGATCTGGTCCTGCCCGAAGTCCCTGAATTGCGCAGCCTGCCCCGGCGTGATGCCGCGCATCCGTAATCTCCTGTCCAGCTCGATTTCCGACGGAAGCCGGAACGGATTCTCCTCCCGCTGCTCCTTCTCCAGGCGTGCCTTTCGCAATTCCTCTTCGATGGCCTTGCGGTCGGTCTCGGCCTCCCTCAGACCGTCCACGATCTTCTTTTGCTTTTCGTATTCTGCGGTTGCTTCGCGAATCCTATCGATCTGGCCCTTGTCCCAGATCTGCGCCTCGCGCAAGTCGTCCATCGAGCGCTTCAGTTCGTTGAGTTTTTTCTCTGCGGCTTCGAGGTTGTAGCGCTGCTCGTGGCCCATGAACTGCTGTCGCTGGGATTGCAGCGTGAGCCGCTCCTGAAATTCCGGGGTCATCATATTGTCGATTGGCGACTCCGGCTTTCTCCGGTCGAGGACCGGTCCCTCCGGCGTCATTCTCACATCGAATTGGCGCTCCAGCCGCGACCGCTCCGCCCGCTCATTCTGGCCCTCGTTGACCACTCTCAGGATAAAGATGGCGGGCTTGGCGAGGAACGACGCCACGCTCAACTTGAAGTGGTCCCATTCGGTGCCCAGAAGCGCTAGCTGTTTATGAACCTCTGTGAATTGGTCTATCGTCTCCTTCGAAAACAGCGGCATGCCCTCGCTGCGTTTCAGCGATTCGTGCAGCTCGGTAATGATGGGAAGGGCCTCGATCCCGGCGCGCTTGAACAGGTCGATAACCTCCCTGTTCCGCATCCAGCGATTCGGCTGTTTCTCCAGCGCCGTGGAAACCTGCTCCAGCAATTGCATCGTGCCCATCTCGCCGGATTGCAGCGAGTAGAGATCAACGCCCATGGCCTTTAACGTCGCGCGCGCCTTTTCCCCCTGGGAGCTGTTGTCGGCGACGGCCTGAGTGAGTCCGCGCATCATCCGGTTCAGAATGGAGACGTCCTGCCCGGTCACCTTCGCCGCGAATTGGAACTTTTGCACCTCCTCCACGCTCATGCCGGTCACGATCTGGACCTCGTGAACACTCTTGGCGTACTCGCCCATGCTCTCCGCAGCCTTGAACGAGACTGCCGCGACAGCCCCCATGGCCAGCGCCGTCCCACCGAGGATCACGGGCATGCTGGACAGCATCGACATCACACCGCTAAGGCCGCCTTCCGCACCGCCGAACTTTTGCATGGCTGCGGTGGCGATGTCCGAAACCCCGTATTGCACGCGGCCCTCGAAGATATCCTTCGCACCACGAAACAACAGATTGCCAGGAGTGTTGTATCCCCCGAAAAGGCCGCCGCCATGGCCACCCTTCTTTTCGGCGGCGATCATCTGTTCGTAGGCTGCGGTCCTGCGTTTAATCGCCTCCTCGTCTCCCTTGAGCGCCTTGATGTCCAGCTCCATCTCGGCCCTGAGCCGCTCCTCGCCGGTCTTGCCGAAGAGGGCCGCGCGGCGCTCCAGGGCCTTGGTTTCGTTTTCCAGCGCCTGCACTTCCTTCTGCCGTTCGGCGGCGATCTGCTTATCGTAGGAAAGGGCGATACGGGCGTCATTGCCGTACTCCTTCATGGCCTGCGCCCGGTCGTATTCCAGGCGCTCAATACCAGTCTTCCCGGCGACGTTGCCACGGCGCTCGATATCCTGGACCTCACGCTCCTTCTCGCGCTCCCTGGCTACTTTCAGCGCCTGCTCTTCCGCGCTGATCATCTGCTGGATCGCGGCGGTCTTGCGATTGATTTGTTCGGTGTTGCCTTGGAGGACTTTCGTTTCCTGCTCCAGCTCTACCCGGAGGCGTTCGACGCCGCTCTTTCCGTAGAGCGCGGCGCGCCTTTCGAGGGCCTTGATCTCATCCTCTAGCGCTTTCTGGCCCTGCTGTTTCTCGAAGTCCACGTACTTCTGCTTGACGGCGGTCAGGCGCTCGATGGCCTTGGCGTCGTCGCCGACCCGCTTGATCATTACGTCGAACCGGGCGGCGATCTTCTCTTCGCCGGTCTTGCCCAGCATGGCGGCCTGCCGCTCCATCGAGCGGATCGAGTTCTCCTGGGCGCGTTGGGCACGCTGGCTCACCGTGGTGATCTGCTGCGCGAAGCTCGTGAAGGCCTTCTCCCATTTTTCCGCCGCGCCAGCCACGCCCTTTTCCATGTCCTGGCGCGCCCGGTCGATCTTGCGAAAGCCCTCGATGATCGAGGCCGGGTTGAACTGGATGTCGATGTCTTGGCTATTCGGTGACATCTAGGCGGCCCTCATCACGACCCGTGCAACCTTCTGGGTCTTCAACGTCGCGCGGATCACCGCGTACAGGGCTTCCTGATCGCTCGGAGATACACCCCACATGTGATCCTGGCGGTTGCGCACCGCGATGATCATGGCGGTCTCCGCCATCGTCGGCCCGATAGTCACGCGGTCTTCGCTCGCGGTCTTCACCTTCAGCGATTGCAGCGTGCGCCCACGCAGTGTCCAGTCGCGCACCGGCAAGCCGCTGTACTTCCTGGCCCCGCCCATCGCCACGTAGCGCCCCTTGCGTTTCTCCTCCGCGTAGTTCGCCTTCAACGGCTTTGCATGTCCGTCGGTCACATCCTGGACGGACTGGATGCGCTGGCGGATGTGATCCAGGACGACTTGGCCGATGACCGACATGCTCTCCGCCGTGAACGGCGAGAACGTCATGGTGGAGTGGCGGATCTTGGTCTGGAAAAAAGCCATCAGCTAACCCCTTTCCCGGCATAGCGATGGCGCGTAACCCATGGAGTATTGCCCGCATTTCCCATCCGTTGGTACGGTGGAGATTGTAGGATTACACCCACATGAGCTTCATTACTGACATGATCGGCTTGGCACTCTTCGTTCTGGGCCTGATCGGATGCTGGCTTGTCTACAGCGCCTTCTTCGAAATGCGGCGGCTGCTGCGCTGCATTGACGCAAATACTAAGAAGCAGACGGAGCTGCTCCAGACGCAAACGCGGCTGCTCGCGGCTATCGCGAACGCCGCCGATCCCGTCGAGTCCTAGAGCCCGCGCCCGCCGCTGCGCTGCTGCATCTCGCGCACGCGCTGCTGCTCCTCGCGCTCCTGGTCGGCCTTCTCGCGCGAATCCCGCTCCCACCGGGAACGCTCGTTCTCCAGCACCTTCAGCCCTTCCCTGACTTCGGCGCTCACACTCCCTGGGTCGATTTTGTAGTGCTTGCAGTCGAACTCGTGCTCCAGCACGCGATCCAGGAGCTGGCCGGTCGCCGTGGTCTGCCGGTAGTACTCCACCTCCACCACCGGGCAGGTTTCGCAGCGTTGCGCCACCGAAGCGAACTGATCGCAGGAAGGGCAGCGGCCAGGATCGTTGACGTCGCCCGATTCCGGCTGCCACTCGTAGCCGCAGCCGACGCAGCGCACGATCTCGGCCAGCGGACAGTCGCTCGCTCCCTGCTCCTCGCCGCGACACAACTCCTCGGAGCGCAGCAGCCGGTAGACCAGCAGCCGGAGCGGCAGCGGCCAGGGCCATTCCTCCGGCTCTATTCGTTTGGGTCGAGCTGCGGGTCGAGGTCATAGAGAGCACTGGAGACTTCGCCCGCCACGCTGCGTTTGTGATGCGGCGGGATCTGGGGCAGCATCGCCTTCAGCTCCTGGCCTTCGAGCACATGACGATTGCCGTTGGTGGTGCCGACCGCTACGTTGAAGTGCCGCGAGTAGCCGTCGACCGCCGTGATGATGGAGTCGTAGAACCGCACCGGCACGTCGGGCGGGAAGCGCCGCTCCTCGACATTGTGCGGCAGCTCCCGCGACTTGATTACGCCTTCCCGGTAAGCTTGCAGATCGCGCGTCATGGGGATGCAGCAGGTATGGGTGGTGATCCCCCAAAGCGTGGAGATCTTGATCACGTACGAATCGCCGTCGCGCTGGCAATCGACCACACTGTGCCGCAGCACCAGATCGACGGCGTAGCGCATTTCGGCGGCGTCGAATTCCTCGCCCGACTTATCCAGGCGGATGGCTTCGAACAGCCTGCGCTCGGCCTCGACGTTGGGGACGTCCTGGTCTTCGCTCTGGCGGCGTCCAATGCGGCGCACGAGCTGCCGGATGCTCGCGGTGTATGCGGAGATCTCCTCCGCCGTCGGCAGGCGCATCGCTGCCGTCTTCGCCGGGTTCTGGATGACGATAGGGATCGCCGGGAACTCGTCGCCGCGCGTCGTTTTGATGAGACTCAATTCGCCGTACATGGTTAGCTCGTGGGATCGAGGAGGCCGCTGTTGAAGTCGCGCTCCAACTGCGACGGTTTGCCATAGAGCGTGCCGCCCGCTGCGTCGAACGGGATGGCCGCTCCCTTGGCGTAGGTCGCGCCCGCGTAGGTGTAGCCGCCCGCCGTGGGCGCGTATGTCTGCGCGCCGTTGACTTCGAAGTTGCGGTACTGCGGCGTGCCGAGAGAGGTGATCATCCGGCGGATGCCGACATCCGATTTAGTGTTCGCTCCTGCGGCCATCGGGATTCCCTCCTACTGCGCGATGCCGGTAATCCCGCAAAGCGCGGTGATCTTCACCGGCGGGACTGCCGGGGTGGCGGACGGATCGCTCTTGGTCGCGACGTTGACGGTCACACTGACGATGCCGTCCTGCTCTCCGTTGACCACGGTTTCGTATTGCACCATCGGGAAATGGAACGCGATGCTATGGGTCGCGTCGAAGGATACGCTGACGTCCGCCGTCCCGGTGGTCTGCGCGAGCAGCTTGGCGTATTCGTCGGAGTTCTTGAGCAGGCGCGCGGTGAAGGTGAACGTGCTGGCGCGAGCGCCGATCTCCAGGCGGCCACGAATCGCCGCGCCGTCCTGCATGCCGCTCCCAGGGAAGAAGCCGGGCCCGACCAGCAGGTTGTTCTTCCAGGCGATCTGGCCGCTCAGGATGGTCTTCTGGGTGATGTAGTCGGTGCCGTTGATGGTGAGCTGCATCGAGCCGGTCAGCATGTAGTGCTCCTTGGTGACCGCCGGAATGGTCGCACCCGAGGGCGTCGTCATCTTGCCGGAGCCGATCCAGTTCACGGTGACGCGACCGCTCTGGCGGCCAGGGCCGTAATTGAAATCGTACGTCACATCCTCGACGGCGCATCCCAAAAATGCATTGTCGAGCGCCATGCCGCCGGATTCGCAAACCTGCTCCACCACGGTGAAGTACGGCAGCTCCAGGCCGTCCACGCACGGGTCGAGGGGAATGATGGTGTAGGTGCCGGTGGCTTCGGTAACGCCGCCCAGGGCATAGGCGAACGCCCAGGCCATGAACTCCGCCGAGCTGTACTTGTCGATGCGCGCCAGCGGATTCCAGGACACCGGGAATACGTCGCTGACGAACTCATCGCCCTTGCCGATTTCGGCGGCATCATTCTCGGTCATGAAGCCCGATGGCGCAATCTCGGAGTTGAGCTGGCGGAAGCGCAGGAAGGTCGGCGAGACCGTGGTGATGTCCGGTTGCTTGCCCAGGCCGAGACCGAGGACTTTACTTTGAATTCTGCTAGCCATTGCTTGCTCCTTTCGCTGCAGGCCCAATGCACAGGAAGTTCACGCCATCCGGCCCCGCGTCTCCCATTTCGTTGAAGACCATCGTGGAGACGAAGAAATCCGCGCCCAGCTCATCGCTCTGCGATTTCAGGTTGGTCTCGAAGAGCCACAGGCCGTTGTTGCAGAGATCGACGCAGCGGATGTTGGAAGCGACCTCGGGAACGGAGATGGGCAGGTTCATGGCCATCCACCAGAGATGCGCCGCGCTCACCGCGCTCCCGTTGGCCGCCCGGTTGCGCGAGCGGGCGCAGAAGGTGAGCCGGTGCTTCCACATGGTCATGCCGTCGAAGTTGCCCATGATGTAGTCGAGGTAGGCCACCAGGATGGAGGGGCTCCGCATCTGCGCAATGTCGCGCGTCAGCGAGTTCTCCTCGCCGGAGTAGGAATAGTGGCCGGTGATGGATTCGGTGGCCGGGATCGCGGGCGCACCCAGTTCCGTCGCAAGCTCGGGGATAGATTGCAGCGAAGCTAGTACCGAATTGATCACCGCGTCAGGGTCCAGCATCGGGCCTCATTCGTTCCAGGGCTGCGCGCGCCTGCGCATGCGGATATGAACGCCGCCGCAGCGGTCGGCGTCCGAGAGCAGAATGTCGTAGTCGACGCCGCCGTAGGTCGCGGTCTTGCCCCGCAGCGCCACCTCGCCCGCCGACGCCGGGAGGAACAGGATCAGCATCGAAGTGCCCGGCTGCGAGCCCGGCACGTAGTCTTCCTCCATCACCGGGTTTTTGACGATGCAGGGCACCGTCACGTCTTCGCTGCCGTCGCTCGGATGCAGGGTCACCTCCAGCACGCCCGCCAGCAGATCGACTTTCTGGAAGGTGGCCACGCAAGTGTCGTCCATCCTGGCGACGAGCGAATCAAAGTCCACTACTTGGCTCCTTTCGTCTTACGCTTCGGCGTCAGGTCGTCCAGGTCCACCGGCACATCGACGGTGGGGAACTCCTCCGCCACAACGCGAGCGGCCACCGGCATCACCGGCTGAACGGGAACCTCCATTCCGCCGCCGTGCAGGCGCTCAAACCGCTCGCGATGGTATTGCTGCATATTGATCGCCGGGTCCACCGGCTCCAGCCTCCGCATTTCGTAGAACTGGCGCAGCCGCTGCGCGCGGATGTTCAACGGGAACAGCTCGGGATTGAGCGTCTCGCCGACCTGGACCGTCACCTCCCCGACTTCGATGGCGCGCCGGGCCACCTTCAGCGCCGGGATGCCGGTGCGGGTGAGGAGCGCCCAGGGCATGAGCTGGTGGATCATAGAATCCCTTGCGTTTGCGCGCCTGCGGTCGGATCGGTTGCGGGCGCAGCCTGATCACCTGCCATCTGATTCACCGAGAAGGTGAGATTGAACCCGCTGACGGTGATCGTGCCGTTGCGTGGGGCATTCGCGTTGGCCATCACGCCGTAAGTTACGGTCCCATCTCCCGATGTCGGTGCCAGCGGATCGTTCACACTGAGCCAGGGGACGTCTGCGGTGGCCACCCACTGCGTCGTGGACCCATCGGCATTGACGCTGAATTTAAATGAGATTCCGCCAGTTTTCGGTGCGAGGGAATTCGGCGGATTCAGCGACGGCTCGGGCGGTTGCGCCGGTGGGTTGGCGCGGAGCTGCTCATCAATAGCCGAGACGAATTGCTCGCAGATCTTTTGCGCATCATCGTCGGCGGAAGCGTACAACCGGAGATAGGTAGTGACGGCCTCGCGGAGGATTGTGGCTTCTTCCGCCGTGGCGAACGTCACCGGGATCTGCGCGCCCTTCCATCCGCCCAGGGCGATAACTTTGTCTGCCATCGGTTCCTCCTAGATACACTGAGTCAGGAAGCCGCCCATGTCGGCGCTGACCACCTTGTGGACGTAGGCGCTTTCGATTTCGACGTGGGTGGACCGGTCGGGCTGGAAGTAGTACGACGAGATGCGCTCTCCGGCCTGGGTGGCTCCGAAGTAGCCGGTCCATGCGAACGTGTATCCGCACGCTGGCGTCATGATGCCGGGCGCGGACGGCGTGTAGCCGATCCACACGTTCGGGCCCGCGAGAAAGGTGTTGCTCTCACCGGCGTTGATGCCCGCGTTGTAGCCCGGCGGCGCGTAGGTCGCGCCGGAGTCCACACCGGCCTGCTCGCCAGCGGTGTTGTAGATCGCATCGCTGACATGCACGCGATCCATTTCGAAGATGGCGGCCAGGGCATCGAGCGTGACCTGGGCGGGCCGCGATGCGGTCTGGCCGTACTTCACGCGGTCCACGAACTCGGGATGGTCGAGCAGCACGTCGAACACGGGCCGACCGATCACCATACGGTTGGGCCGGTAGCCGGTGGTGAGCTGCACGATCTGCTTCAACATGCGGACGTCCTGGATCGGCGTCGAGGATGCACTGCTCCACTTCATGAACGTGTAGCTGCTCGCGGGAGAGTTGGCCGGAGCGGTGGGATAGGGCGGGGTCGCCGCCGCGCCGCCGGTCCACATGTTCGTCCAGACGTTGGGCTGGAAGAACGTGGACATCCACTGAAACTCGCGGTTGATCAGCGACTGCGTGGTGAGCAGCCGCGTGGCCTCCAGGTCCAGGTTGAAGATCGAGTCGGCGTTGCCGCGCACCTGATCGTCAATGGGCTTGCCCAGGGCCCAGACGTCGCACAGGTACGTCGGGTTGGTATCCACGCGATATCCGATGTTCTTTACCGTGGTGCCGGGCGCGCGTTTTTGCATCTGATTGCGGTTGAAGTCCGCGCGCGAATAGACGGTGTACCGGTCGGATACTTTGGTCACCGGCACGATGGGGAACACGTCACGCGCGATGAACACCGTCTCTTCTTGCGCGTACATCGCGCTCATGTCCGTTAGCAGCGCGTTGACGTGCAGATCACTCATTGTGGGTTGACCCATGTAGTTAACTCCTCACACGGCCAGAGTCCGACCGGCTAGATGAAAGTAAGTGGGGAAAACGCGCACAGGACTGTGCGCGTCTTAAGAGCGGCGGGATGTTATCACTTGGGGGTTAAGGCCTACCCGTCAAGGCCCAGAAAAACTCAATTCGAAACAGGGGCCCGAGAAACCAACTACGCCGTCAGCGCATTGCCCGGCATCAGGAGCGCGCTGATGATCGTGATCTTCGCGACCGACGTCACGCTCTCCAGGGCCTGCGCAACAACTGTGCCGGTGGCCACCGGCTTGAAGGTGCCGTTGACATCCACCTCCAGAAACGTCGTGCCGCCGGTGATGGCCTGACTGGCGCTGATGGCCACCTTGGTAATGCCGTCGACCTGATAGCACGCTGCCTGTCCGTTCAGCGGATTATTCTGCAGCACGCCCGCGATTCCCTTGGCCGCCGTGGCGGCCACGACATGGACGCCGGGAGGGTTCGCCGTATCGTTGACCAGCGCCACGCCGTAGAACTGCTTGCCGCTGAGATCCGCCCCTGCAGGGTGCGAGTAAGTATTGAGAAGACCCTCGTTGTACGACATGTTCCTCCTTCGCTCTACATCACCCGGTGCGCCGGGACATCATCGATCACGGTGCTCAGGCCGAGGTTGGCCATGTAGCGCCGCTGTTGGTTGAGCACGTACTCGTTCAGCGCCCGGCCTCCGCCGGTGAACGCTACCTTGGCGGCCACGCTGCCGCGCTCCTCCAGGTAGTCGGCGTAGATCGCCGGGTTGGCGCGCATGATCCGTTCCATGCACTGCGATTGCGAGAGCTTGCCGCCGGAGTTGGCGCTCATGACGCGGGCCTGCTCGACGGCCTGATCGACGGATACGCCACCGGAGCCGGAGCCCTGGCCGCTGACGTAGGAGTTGACGCCAGCATCGGCGGAGGCCTTGGCCCGGCGCGCGCTCAACTTCTCGATCACCTTCTCGACGGAGTAGCCCTTGATGATGTAGTCGGCGGCCAGCTCCGGCGCACCGGCGATCTGGCACAACTCCGCGATCCGCTTGGCGGAAGCGACCGGCATCTCCGTCACCGGGGCCGGGGCCGGTTTTGAGGCCTTCTTGCCGTCGGGTTTTTCCTCGGGCTTCTCCTCGTCGTCGTCCTCTTCCTCTTCCTCTGGGTCGTCATCCGGCTTGGCGGCGGCTTTGGCTTCGGCCTCTTTGGCTTCGGCCTCGGCCTGCTCCGCGAGCTTCAGATCCTTCTTGGCCATGTCCGCTTCTCCTTCTTCGTGAGCATTATTGCCCGGCTCTGTTTTTGATGCAAGTTTTTCAGAGGCGTTTACGCTGGTTCCGTTGACTTTGGCGGTCAGGGCCTCCAGCGCCTCCTCGTAAGTAGCCACCTCGTCGGCGAGGAGTGGCGTTGCGTTCTGTGCGAAAAATACCGCTGCTTCGGTCTTGCGGATCTTCTCCGCGCTGGCATTGGCGAAGCCGCGATTGCGCGCCACGGCGGCGACGAACATATCGTACTCGCGGTCGACTTCGGCCTGGATGTCGGCCCGCGCCGACTTGCTCAGGGGCTCGTGCGGGTTGCCGTCGATCTTTTTGTCGCCCGCGAAAACGTAGCTGAACTTGACTCCGGCCTCGGAGTCCGCGCCCGACTGATCCAGGTGCAAGGCAAACACGCCCACGCTGCCGACTCCGCCGGTGCGCGTGACCAGGACCCGGTCGGCGCTGCTCGCCAGGGCGTAGGCGGCGCTCGCGGCCAGATCGTTGGCGATGGCCCACATCGGCTTGCCGCCGCGCATGTTGTAGATGGAGTCGCAGAGTTCGAAGCAGCCGTGGGTGGAGCCGCCGGGCGAGTCGACGTCGAACAGCAGGGCCTTTACCTGGGGATCGGCCATGGCCTTCGACGCGGCCTGCTGTATACCCATGTACGAACTGAAGCCCGACATCGCCGAGATCCAGGAGAAGCGCTTCATCAGCGAGCCGCGAATCGGAATGACCGCAATGCCCTGCGGCGTCAGCCGGTAGGGCTTGTCTTCCTGGTCCTCGTCGTCGTCCATCTGCGCCTTGAACGCCGCGCCGTCTTCCCATCCCAGTGGCCGCATGCCTAGCTGCAGCAGCTCATCGAGCGAATCCGGGTCGGCGACTAGCCTGGGCCCGACGGCGCGAAGGATAGCCTCCAGCTTCTCGGGAAGGATGGCGAGGGGCTCGTTGAATACCAGTGATGCAAGGTGAATCAACGGTGCCTTCATGGTGTTACTTAGTCCGCATGATACCAGAGCGTGCTGGCTGCGGCTCCTCCTCTTCGTCCTTGTTCGGGTCTGCGGCCTCGGGCTCGCCCTCTTCGGAGACCTGGGGATTGGCTTCGCGACCGACCAGGATCTTGCGCGGATCGCTGTCATAGACGAGCCCGGCCTTGTCGGCCCGCTGGTTGTCGCGCACCTGCTCGGCGTCGATGGCGGCGGCGTCCTCGCCGGTTTCGGCGCAGACCCGCTCGCGCGAGGTAAAGCCGCAGCGCACTGCCGTCTGCTTGGCTTCGATGTCCTTCTGCGGATCGATCCAGGGCCAGCCCGACGGCGTCCAGGTCACGTCCAGGTATTGCTCCGGCTCCTCCGCGTAGCCGGGCAGCTTCAGGCGGCCACTCAGGACGGCCTCATCGAGCCACCAGCGCAGCGTCGGCTGGCAGAACTGGGTGGTGAGAATGTTGTAGATGAACTGCTCGCATTTGCGGTGCGCGTCCTGGACACCGGCGCGGATCGAGGAGAGGTTCACGCCGCGCAGATCGCCGGTGATCTGCTCGTAGGTCGCGCCGATGCCGACGGCGAACTGGTGCAGCATGACGCTCATGAAGGTCTGCAGATCGTTGTTCTGCGGCAGCGTGGGGAAGCGGATGTCCTCGCCGGGATAAAGCACGTTGATCGAGCCCGGCTCCAGCTCGCCGATGCGGATCTCCGGCGGCACGTAGCCGTTGGCCGGTGAGCCCGGCACCACGCCCGGCACGTCGGTGGGGATGACGTCGCCCTCGGGAACGATCTTGGTCACGAAGCCCGCGAACATGCTTTGGATCTGTTTGGCGACCACGCAGGCGTCGGAGTATTTGGTCAGCTCGTGCAGCAGGACCAGGACGCTCGACAGATGCGGCTGGCCGCGCAGGAGCCCGGCGCGGAACGGTTTGTAGCAGTGCAGCATGTGGTCGCTGGTGACGCGGATGAACTTCAGCGCCGTGCTGGTGTAGTACATGGTTTCGCCGGGATGCTCCTGGTACAAGTGGAACGCGGCGAGCCGCCCGTCTTTGTCGAACTCCTTGCCGGTGCGGATCACCGAGCCGGGCTTGCCCACCTGGGCGGGCGCAGTCGCGGTGATGTTGAGCCAGATCGGGCACTGCTCGGCTTCGATCAACTGGAGCTGGCAGGGCACGCGCATCGGCTGCTTGACGTTCGGATTGGCCGACCAGCCGACGGGCCGGATGTGGCGGCGCACGAAAATCTCACCGCCCTCGAAGATCTCGCGCGCCGCCAGCGCCTGCAGGCCGTAGTAGTCGCAGAGGCCGTTGTAGTCGAAGTCCTTGGTCAGCGCCGACAGCTTGAACTCCTGCTCGATCTTGAGCTTGACGTCCTCGGGAATGCTGTTCCACTTCGGCTTGATCCCGTTGCCGACGATCTGCGCTTCGAAGTTGTCCACGGCGCTCGCCGCCCAGGGATTGTTGCGGACCTCGTCGTGGCAGCGCGCCAGCATGAGATCGCGCGTAGACCACAACGACGTGGTCGGCCCCAGGCGCGTCGGGTTCCAGGTGCCGAGCCTCCGCCCGGTGCCGGTCGCATCGTACGGAGAGCCGCCGCCGGTGTAGCCGGAGTACTGCGGCGGGTAAGCACCCTGCGCCTGCCGCGTGACGGCAGAGGGCGTCAGCGCTACCGGCTTCGGTGTTTCGTGCAGCCGACCGATGCTTTGCGCTGACGCCATAGGCAATTGCGTCGATAATAGCACTTCGCGCGCTAAGTGCAAGCGTCTTGAGTTAGTTATGTCGGCGTCACTTAGGCATCTTATTGACGCCACTTACTCCATCAGAAGGAGCCTGGGATGTGGTCGAGCGCCAGCAGGAAGCCGGGCCGCTCGCTGGCGAGCAGCTCGTTGATGGCCTCGCGCATGACCGTGGAGGCCTTCTGCTCGTTCTCCTTGGCGATCTTCTCGGCGATGGCCCAGGCGCGCCCGCAGGCCGCGTTGGCCTCGGCCACGGCTGTCAGGTCGCTGACGACGATCTCCTCCAGCGGCTTGTCGGCCTCGGTGCCGCCGACGTACGCCCAGAGCGCTTGGTCGCGGTAGAGGAACCACGTGCGGATAGTGGAGACGAGCGCCGCGCGCGGCGTGATGATCTGCTTCTTGGCGGAGGGCACGATGGCGGGCTGCGTCATAATCCCTTGTTGGTATACATGCGGATCTGCCGGTAGCCGCCGCTCGCGCCGCCGCTGCCCGCGCCGGTGTCGATGCCCATGGCGGCGAGTAGCTGGGCGATGTAGTTGGCGGCCTTGATCATCTCATCGATACTGGCGTATTCGACGGTGCGGTCCTGGAAACGAACGACCTTGACGGCGCTGGCGATGGCCATGTTGAGCGCATTGTATTGCGCCAGCAGTTGGTCGGGCGGCTGAAGGCCTGGGATCGGTGTGGGGGCCATGGTTTATCCTCGCTATCAAAATACAACTTTGACGGCACCGGCACCGTCGGTGTAGAAATCCCCGGCAGCGAGCCCGCCGGAGAGCGCGGCTGCGTTGTTGGCATACGTCGGCAGGCCCACCACGGCCAGCGGACTGTGCGGGTCATTGGTGCCGATGCCGGTGTTGTAGAGCAGCCCAATCGAGCGGGTGGCCTTGACGATCCAGATCGCGTTGTCCCAGCCGTCGCTCGGCGACAGAAGCCAGTCCGCACCGTAGGGGCTGATACGCCAGAGGAAGCCGCCGTTGGTGGGCATATCCAGGTTGCCGAGGCTGACGCCGTTTGAGACGGTGATCGATGCGGCGTTCGTCAGATTATGGCCGCCGCCGTCGATGTCGCTGGCCCAGGGCGTCTGCGATCCGCCGCTCATCGGAGCGCCGTTCACCAGAAACGCGCCGGTCACGTTCACGTCGCCGGTCACATCGAGCGCATGGGCGGGGCTGTCGTTCATGACGCCGGTCACCGCTTTGGTGTTGTCGTTGGGATCACGCATCACGCACAACGCCGCAGGGCCGCTGCTGTTCACCACGACGCTCACGCTTCCGCCGTTGGTGTTCACCAACTGTATCGGCTGGCTCGGTGCGGCCTGCTGCAAAATGCACTGCGACGTGGCAAACACGTAGAACTGTCCGCCACTCATGGACAGGTAGGCGCTGTTCTGTCCGCCGATCTGGGGGCAGTTATTCAGCTTGAAGCCTGCCGCGTCGATGTCGCTTGTCCAGGGTGTCTGCGCTGCACCCATCAAAACTACCGGTTTAAGTGTGGCGGTGAATTGTTGCACTGGAAAGCTCCCTGGTTATCTCCGGCGTGACCCAGACGTTGCCTGCCAGGATGGTCTGGACGGTGCCGTCAGGCGCGATCAGTTGCAAGTCCCAGGCGTATTTGCCGGAGAGTTGCGCGGTGATGTCCCTGGGGATCGAAAGCGTGATCTGCGGCGAACTGATCTGCGTGGCGATCTCCACGACCACCTGGGCATTGCTATCCGCCGGGCCCAGGCGGATCTGCGCCTGCGCGGTGTACTGCGAGATATCCGGCTGCGTGGAACCGCCGGAGACGGTCACGACCGCCGCGTAGTCGTCGCCCTGGTAGATTGCAAGGTTGGCCGCGCTCGGCATCTTGCCGGAATTGTACCACCGGCAAATAAAAAAGCCCCGGTCAAGCCGGGGCTAACGGCCTTACTTACAGATTGTGACCCAGCGGCAGCCGCCCATGCCGGTGCAGATGTACTTGTCCTGGCAGTTCAAGGGCTTCTGCGGCGCTGGCGATTGCTTACACGTAGTGACCCAGCGGCAGCCGCCCATGGGCGTGCAGACATACTGATCCTGGCAGTTCTGCCCGAACGCAGACACCAGGAGCATCGGTAATAGAAAAAGCTTCTTCATTTTGTTCCTTTGGAATGGTCAGTCTCTTCAGTGCGCGGCGACCAACCCGCGCAGACGGCATCGCGCCGTTTCGACCGTTTTAGCGCTTGCGGGCGGCCCGGCGCGCCTCGGCCTTCTCCTGGGCCTTGGCTCGGGCGATGATCTTCCAGCCCAGGTCGTAGATGGCCGCGTAGTCCACGGTGACGGCTTGGCGCGTGCCCTTGCGCCGCAGGGTGAGGTAGCCAGGGTGCAGCTCCACCATGAGAGCGCGGCCACGGTTGAATGTGGCCGTCTCGCGCCTCACGGTGCGGGAAGCAGTGAGGGATGTCATCGGCCTGCCTCCTTGCGGGCGGCCCGTGCCGCCCCCTGCGCTTTGTCCAACTCGCGGCGCGTCAGGCCGTGGCCGGTCTGGATCTCGACACGCCTGCAGCCCGCCCCGAAGACGAACGAGAAATCGGTGATCGGGTAGCAGCCGTCGCCCACGACGACGTACACCGGGTAATCCCCAAAAGTGTCGTGGCCGGGGCCGGGCGCGGCCAGCAGCCGCAGGTCCTGCAAGGTGATCGATTCGCCGCGCTCGACGCGGGCGGTCATGGCGAGGCGTTGTGGTTCGGTCATGTTACTCGCACCCCATTCCCTGGCGCACGCGGGCGTCAGCCGAGTTCATGTAGCGGAAGGCATCGCAGGCCTGGACGCGGACGCAGATGTCGTCACCGTTGGTGCGCCAGATCTCGTAGTTGTTGATGATGCGGTCGAAGGCAACCGCGCCGCGCGCTTCGTCCAGGGTGTCGTACTGGGCGGCTTCGTCTGTGATCAGGTTGATTACTTCGTAGTAGATCGTTTTCATATTTTGATAGTAAACTGCATGCTGTTTCATGTCAAGAGGAAGGGGTGAAATGCAAAAAGCCCCGGTCAGCCTGGGGCTGCCGGGGCATGGGTATGGGTTATGGTTACAGCTACTTCGATTCGTCGCGGAGCTTTTGGGCCTTTCTGGCTCTTGCGCGGGCGAGGATCTGCAGGAGCTTTTCGGCGATCTCGCCGAGCTGTTCCCGGCTCACCGGTCGCTCGCTCGGCACCACCGTCACCTTGATGCGCGGTTCCGGCTTGGCAAGCGACCAGTCGCGGAGCCGGTCGGCGGCGGCCCTGCGCGTCTCGCCGGGCATCTCCAGGGCCACGCTCTCGCCGGGCCGGTTGGGATGCACCAGGACGTCGGCCACGCGCAAGGGCAGGTTCTTACCCTTGAAGCCGAGGACGCTCGCGCAGCGGCGCAAGTGCGTGTCGGTGAAGTCGCGCTGCGGGGTCTTTCGCGGGCGGCGCATCATGCGGCCTTCTCCTTCGGCGGGCACTTGTGATTGCGCTGCTTGGCGCGCTTCAGAGTCATCTCGCCGCAGCGGCAGCGCTTCGCCCAACGCGGCCTGCCGGGCCCGGCGTGCGGCGTGGCCAGCGAGCCGGTGTAGCTGGCCCAGATCGTCCTGATCTCCTCGGGCGTCAGTTGGTGGTAGCAGTGCGGGCAGACGGCCATTAGCGCACCTCCTGGGCAGAGCGGAAGACGCGGTCATAGTCGGCGTCGGCTTTAGCTTCGAGCGCCGTGGCGTGCTTCAGACCGTCCGCGAAGTCGTGCTTCATCTCCGTCATGATCTTGGCCGCCTCGGAGGGATGCAGCGCGGTCCAGCCGCCGCGCTCGCCCATGATCTGGCGCACCTTGCGTGCATTCTCTTCAAGCGCCGCTACCGCGCTCAGGATCTCGTTCAATGCTTCGTTCATTCTCATCCTTCTCTCTTGCTCCTCTTCCATTCTCCCAAAAACTGCATGCGGTTTGGCGGCCTCCGGGGCTTCAGGCGGCCTCCACGAGGCCCAGGGTCTTGGGCCTCGCGATGATCGTCTGCAGTTCGCCCTGGCGCTCGCCGTGCTCTTTCACGGTCGCGATCACGCGAACCGTCTCGCCTTTACCCGCGAAGTTGCCGGTGCCCTTGTAGACGATGCGGTTGCCCTGGCTGTCGCGGCCCAGGTAGATCGACGGCGCGGCCCAGCCGTAGCCGCCCGCTTCCAGGTGGATCACCACGTCCACGGTGACGGTCAGCTCCATGCGCTCACCGACGACGCCAACGTGCTGGCTGGCGGCCCTGGCGGCCTCGCGCGCCGCGTTGCGCTGCAGGCTGGTCTTCACGGCGTTCAGTTGGCCCTCGGTCAGGTTGCCGGTCGTGGCCAGCCGGTTGTTCATGCTGGCCATAAATGGGTTGGCTTCGGCCAGCCGGGCGATCTCCGCGATCACGCCAGGGTTGGCGGTCTCGAATGCATCGCGCGCGATGGTGAGCGCCTCGGCGGCCTTCTGTGCTTTGGCCTGGGCTTTGGCGGCCCGCTTCGCATCGCGCTTGGCCTGGGCCGCATTCAACGCCGCGAGCTTCTCGGCGGTGTAGAGCTTTTCAAGCTTGGGCTGCTCGTAGCGGTTGCCGCCGCAGTCGAAGCAGGTAAAGCCGGGCCAGTGGCGGAAACCGCCCGCGCCGCCGCAGCGGTGGCAGAGTTCCCTGTTCCAGTAGGCCGCCGTGCCGCCGACTTCATCGACGCTCTCTACCGCGCCGTCGTGTTTCGTTCCGAACCGTGTGAACCATTCCATGTCCTGATCATAAAACAGCATGCTGTTTCGTGTCAAACACAAGGGGTGAAATTTATCTGAGATAATTCCGGCAAGCGCGGGAAAGCGTAGCTTTTGCCAATGGAGCCAACTTTGACGTTCCTCCGGGTTCTTTCCCGCGCACCCCTTCAGTCGTGGTAGCCGCAGGCGTGGGCGTATTGGATCGCGTAGGTGCGATCCTCTGGTTCCTCGATGCGGTGCGACTCCAGGACGCGGAGGATGCGGGTATCGCCCACCACGCACTCGCACAGGTCCCAGCCACCGGCCTCGTCGTAGATCTTCAGGATCTCGGTCTGCTGCATATTGTTTGGTTACCTCGGACCACCAGGGTTTCGGGCCGGGCACCACCCGGCCCATCATCAGCGAGGGTTACGCGCCGACCGCCGCGTAGTAGCCCACGGCCTGCACGCGCAGGCGGCGCATGGACCGGCGCGCCTTCGGGTTGATCGGCGTGAAAGTGGGGCGGCAGCCCGCGTAGAAGATCACCGCTTCTTCGACGGCATCGCGCATGTATACGGGAATCGCCGCGTCGATGGGGTTCTTCCAGTTGGTCGCGTCTTCGACCATCTCGAAGGCCTCGCGGAGTTCCGCGCGTGAAAAGATCGTTCCCGTCTCCGGGTTGATCGGCAGGTTGTAGGGGTTGTTCATAGTCACCTCCGCAGCGAGGAGCGC